ATGGGTGAATTATTACTTTGTCATGAAACAATTGCGGCTCTGCCCTATTATATTGAGGAAACCGGGATAAACATATATTCCATGGAAGAACTCAGCTATTATATTTCCGGAAATGTGTATCTTTTAGATCATTCCTTCATGTGCGAGAGTTTATGTACATGGGTGGAAAAACAGATGCATCGTGTCGAACTCGCACAAAAACTCAGGGAGAATATCCGCACGGAAGGAAAATTGTCCGATTTTGTTTTTGCCATATTGCAGGATACGGCATACTGTACCATGAAAGAAATGCAGGAGATCGTTTTTGCGGTCCGGCAGATGGAACAGAAGTCGGATTTTGAATGTGATAAGATCCGAGCAGACCAGCTGATGGAGAAGGAAAAATATCTGGCAGCTATTTACCGGTATAAACATCTGTTAGACGAAGCAGATACGAAAGAAACCAGTGAGGTTCTGCGGGGAAATATCTGGCATAACCTCGGAACGGCGTATGCACGTCTCTTTTTGTTTGAAGAGGCGGGGCGCTGCTTTGAGAAGGCATATGCATTTAATAAGCAAAAGGAATCTCTCCGGGAGTGCCTGATGTGCTGCCGCTGCCGGCATGATGAGGAAGCGTTTGCGGAAATTGCAAAAAAATATCAGGTGGAGGAGAGAAAGCAGCAGGAAATCAGAAATGAAATTTCCATCGCATGTAAGAGCGAAAAACTCGAACAGTTTGAATCCCATCTGGAAGAATTAGCGCAGCGGACCGGGGGTGTCCAAAAGGCGAAGGCAAAGAAAGAAGTAATGGATGTGATTGTTCAGTGGAAGAAAGAGTATCGAAGGAGCTGCAAGGTATAACATATGATTTTTTCAAATTTATTTCATAGAAAAAAGAACAAAGAAAGTGAGACAGGAAGTTTCTCACAATATGATCAGAGCGAGTATGCAAAACTTGAGACAAAAAACATTGTAAAAGAATTGAATCTGTCGGACGCGGCACAGGCAAAGAAATATGTAGTGGATTTGTGTAAGCAGATGATTCAGGCGTCTAAGGATATGGAAGACAGTAAATCGGAATATCGGCTGGTGACAAATTATCTGACAGATATTCAGATTCTCGAAGACCTGACGGACGCAGAGCGTAAACCGATTCTTGAGTGTGCCACACAGGTCGCAAAGCTGGAAAAGCAAAGAACCGATTTTCTGAAAACCAAACGCCGGCTGACAGATACGCAGTTTGCGCAGATGCAGGAGGAAGAAGAGAATCTTCCGGGAGTGATCTGCCGGCTGAAAGCCAATGAGGCAGATCTGGATGCGATCAAGAGAAATATGGCATATCTGGAAGGAAAAAAACTGGAATGGTCCATGCAGCGGTCAGATTCCGCAAAGGTACAGAAAGTAACCCGTACCGCAGCGTGCTATCTGTTAGCTGTATTTATTACGTTGTTTGCTTTTGTGGGAATACTTTCCTGGTATCTGAACAGGGATCTGCAGCTGGTTTTCACCATTATGGGATTTGCAGCTGTGGGAGCGGGCGCGTTTATTTTGATCCGTTACCAGGATTCCACAAGAGAGATCCGTCAGGCGGATGTCAACCGCAATCAGGCGATTACTTTGGAGAACCGGGTAAAGATCCGCTATGTCAATACGAAAAACGCGGTGGATTTCATCTGTGAAAAATATCATGTCCGCAATGCGAAAGAACTGGAATTTTTATATGGACAGTATCAGGAGGAAGCGCGGGAAAAGGATACATTCCGTAAAACCAGTGATGATCTGGATTATTATACGCAGAATCTTCTGCAGTATCTGACACGGCTGCGGATGTATGATACCCGTGTATGGCTGACACATGCAAATGCGCTGGTCGACAGCCGGGAGATGGTAGAGCTGAAGCATGAACTGCTGACAAGGCGGCAGAAACTGCGGGCACGTATGGAGTACAGTGTGGGAAGTATCCATGAGATGAAGGGTGAGGCTCTCAAAAATATGAGCAAGCTTGGAAACAATGCTTATCAGCTGGAGCAGATCATCCGCAAGATTGAAGCGATGAATCCGGTATTTAAGTAAAAATAATAGTGATTTACTGCGTTTTCTTTTGAGATAGCCGCCCGGTGTGAAAGGGGCGGCTATCTCCTGTCTTATCGTGCAGTGTTTTGCATACAGTCAAAATTGGGGTTGAAAGCATAGTAGTTTTTGCTGTCCAGTTCTTCCTGCAGCAGACGAAGAGCCTCGCCAAAACGCTGAAAATGCACAATTTCACGCTCACGCAAAAAGCGGATCGGATCAGCAACTTCCTGATCTTTTGCCAGACGCAGTATATTGTCATACGTTTTTCTTGCTTTTTGTTCTGCTGCCATATCTTCCACCAGATCAGCAATGGCATCACCACTTGACTGAAATTCGGTAGCGGAAAATGGAACTCCACCCGCAGCCTGCGGCCAGACACCTGCGGTGTGATCAATATAATATGGTGCAAATCCGGAAGCTTCCAGTTCTTTGGCGGAAAGTCCGCGTGTCAGCTGGCGGACAATCGCACCAATCATTTCGAGGTGAGCAAGTTCCTCGGTTCCGATGTCAGTAAGTACACCGGCAATCCGCGGATTTGCAAAAGAAAACCGCTGGGCCAGATAGCGCATGGAAGCTCCCATTTCGCCATCGGGACCACCGTACTGTAATACCCTATAATGCCTTGAAACCCGCTAAATTACAAGCTTTAGGAACATATCGAGACTTGTGTTTCCGCGGTCAAACACGATGTGGTCAACGACATTCCGCATCATGTTTCCTTTCTGGACATAATCTGCGGAATCATCCTGTAAGACTGTAAGCAGAGCAGAAATGTTCTGCTTCATTTTTTTGTCCATTTCTTCTTTAGACATGTCGGTGTTTGAAATCGTCAGCAGTTTGATATTTTTTTCAATGGCTACACGTTCTTTTAAGAGCGCGGCTTTGTTCGCTTTGTATTCCTCTAATGAGTCAATCTCATTCAAATAGGCGGCTTTGATCCGCTTTTCTTTATTTTCCACTTTTTGTAACTGCTTTTCAAGATCCGCGAGTTTGGAGTCTGCATCAGCGGAGGCAGAGGAGATTACCGTATAAACGATTGCAGGAGAGTGCAGGATGCTTTCCAGATATTCAATCACCATTTTTTCAATGGGGCGGATGCCTATGTAGTGCGATTCGTTGCAAAATCCCTTCGTGTATTTCCAACATTGGAAACCTCTGCTGTTTTTTGTACCGGAATATGCCAGTGTACCACCACAAGACGAACAGATCAGGAGTCCACTTAGCCAGTGTTTGGCTGCAGATACATCTCTGGACTTTGCTTTTCGCATATTCATGGCAAGGTGTTTTTTGATTTCTTCCAGTGTGGCTTTATCCCACAAAGGTTCCCAGTTGCCTTTGGTGTATATAACTTCATCTGCCGGTTTTAGTTGTCGCCCCCGATCCGTATAGTTCCACCTGGAGATACCGGCATAAAACGGATTTTCTAGTACATAGCGCACGCCGCGGGCATCCCAGAGGTTTCCATGTTTCGTGCGATAGCCCTGTTCGTTGAGTTTTCGTGCAATCTGCAGCAGGGAAGAACCGGAGAGCAGTAGATCTTTCATCATGATCGGGATCTGTACGGTTTTCGGATCTTTTTCCGGAGGTTTTTTATTGCCCGGGGACTGGTAGCCGATCGGGGCATCCCCTTGATAATGTCCACGCAGCGCATTTTGTGTCATGCCGCGCATCACTTCCCCGGAGAGGCGGATGGAGTAGTATTCGTCCATCCACTCGATGATCCGCTCGATTAAAGAACCAAACGGACCGTCTATGAGTGGTTCCGACACACTCACCACATCTACATTGTTCTTTTTCAGGAGAGATTTGTATACAATGGATTCCTCCTGATTCCGGGCAAAACGGGAGAATTTCCACACGATGATCGTATCGATCGGGTGCTCTTTGGACTTCGCCAGCGCAATCATCTGTTGAAATGCAGGACGTTTGTTTGCTTTCCGGCCGGAGATTCCGTTATCCTGAAAGATATATTCCTGGGGAATATCGGTGTGGTTGTTTCTTGCATAATCCATCAGCAGACGAAGCTGCGCATCCGGAGATAGTTCTTCTTGCTTGTCGGTGGATACACGGATGTAGATCGCGCCGGTTTTGCGTTCTGAAACCTTTTCTTTCATAGCACATGCACCTCTTTCTCTATATTGTATTGGTTTTTGGGTACAAAAATAACAGCCTGCGTCAAACGGGTGTTCCGCTTGCGAAGCTGCTCCGAGAATGATACAATATGCTTGTCTAGGGCGTGTATCTTCGGAGCACGCATCCGCTCCTGTTGTTGACTAGTGTCCGATTCGCAGGGGCGGTTTTTATTGTTATGTTAATCTACACCTGTTATAATAAGGTTAAGAGTTTAGAACAGCGTTAATTACTGAGTCTTTATTCCAACCGACCATTATATTTGCATTATTGGAAACTTTTGTAGGAACTCGTTCCTGTCCCCAGGGTTTAACTCCAATAATATATTTGTTATAATCGACAGCAGTGTCTATTTCAAAGTCAATCCAGTCACTATAAGCAGCATACATGCCTGCAAGTATAATGACTTTAGAAGCTGGACTAATTTGCTCCTTTAATTCTGATTTTAACTTATTTTTTCCAACGGTTGTATTAGGATCAATCAATGGATCATGCGAGGGAACAGAGTAGTTTTTCCAAGTAAGTTTTCCTTCGTCTTGGGCTTCATTTAACCACTGAACGATTTTGTTGTAATGCTCAGAATATTTCCAAGCGTGGCTGATAAAAATATTGTAGGTACTCATTTGTTATCATTCCTTTCGTTTTTTAGGAGGTCATTATGAAATCTAAAACACTTAAATTTCAAAAGAAACCTATTGTTGTTGAAGCATATCAAACAGATGTAGAAATAACCATTGATACATTGGAGGGGAGAATGGTTGCCTCTCCCGGAGATTGGATTATTACCGGTGTTCACGGGGAAAAATATCCTTGCAAGCCTGATATATTTGAGAAAACATATGAGCTAGTTAATTAGCGTTTTCTATTTTCTTTTCATTAGCATTTACAACTTTCCATTTATTGTTTTCAGAAGATATGATGTTTTCTATGTTACGAACAAATAAATTCTCAATGCTTTCAGGCTCTGTGTTATATGGAGAAGACTTTGTTACAAATAAATGTTTCTGATACCTAAGTAATTCACATGTGGTTCGATATTCAATCCAGTTTTCATGCCACTTGTATAATTTTGTCAAGGATTCTATAATGGCAATTGCGGCGCCCAATGCGCCAACTACGAGTGCCATAAGAACGCAATCTTTTGAGTAGGCAGAAAGTAAAGGAATTAATGCTGCTAAAACAATTTCTATGGTTTGTGTCAATTTGTATTTTCTTTGACATGATGCAGATTTTTGGTCATACCAATTGATTTGATCATCTACTCTGGATTTTATATATTCGTCTATTTCCATTTTAACTCCTTTCACCGCCTTGATTGAAAGAGCAGGGCGGTATTTAGTTTGACAAAAGTGTAAATGTAACATATAATACACTTAACAGGAAAGCCGATAGATAGGTGTCAGCTATCTACTCCGGCGAAAAATCAATGGAAAATAACCGTCAACTTTTCTCAGGAGCTGGACGGTTATTTTTTATGTCTGAAATTACAAACTAGTGTAACAATAGCACATATCATTATCACAAATGTGAATAGATCAGAATATGTAACCATCGGCATCATCCCCCTTCACAGGCTCGGAGTAGATGCAACCGTTCCTCGGCTTCCCGGGTAAGTGTATTATATTGTCAAGATAATGATTAGATATTATCTAAAAACTAGGTGGTTTTATTTTGTTCTGTGTCTAATTGTTGTTTCAAAGCAATTGTTTTAATTAAGGTTTCAAATTCTTTTTTGTGTGATTCGTCAAGAAAACGATAAGCATCGACTAAATGTATTTCATTTTGAGATAAATTTAATTTGTTTTCATCCTTAGTAAACAGTATATCTCTTAAATTCGCAACTAGTTTATGAACACTTATTGTAGTGTCAAAAATAGATATAAGAGAAAGAAAGAGCGAAAATAGTAAAATGAAATTCATAATATTAATTTGAGTGATTAAAGTTATAAAAGATTTAAATACAGATACAACTATAAGCACAATGATTATAAATAACAGAGCAACAGTGTTTTCTGAAATTTCCTTTAAAATAGCAACGCTATCTTTTGCCCAATTGATGTTATTGGATGCTTTTTCTTTATATTTTTCTAGTATTGTTATCATTAGAGCAACGATTGCCAATGAAACAGAAAAAAGTGTAATTTCTGCATTTATTATAAAGTCGTAGCAAATAATTTTGTTGTGCGAAAAATCGACTGAATATGCAAGTACAAGAGAAACAATAATATTTGACAACAAAATTATACTATTCTTCTTGCTCATAATCTCATTCCTTTCTGGACACAGTATCAAGATCTAATACTTGGTTAAACATAGCTTCTATAACAGGATAATCAGATGCTTTTAATTGACCAATGCCTTCTGGAAGTTGGATAATAAATGGATTATCAATACTAGAGTGGGATTTGGCGGTTTTAGATTTTATTTTCCATTTACCACATCCAGAAGAAGAATATTTAATCGCATCTTGTAAAAAGGGGTTCTTTTCATCAATATTAAGGCGTCCATCGTTATTTTTCAAGTGGATGCCAATACTTGTATTATTATAAGTATCATTTGTTTCGTGTAATAGTTCATTTACTGTATTGATGCCTCTCAGAAAATTTGGAGAAGAAAAGGTAATGTCTACATCTGTTAGTGCGCCTTGGTTTTCTATTACATATTTCCAAAAGTTGTTTTCTTCAGTCATAATACCTAGTTCAAAGTATAAGTTTTGTGGCCTTAGAAATTTTCCTATTATGGTAGCAATATAATTTTTTTGGTGCTCTATATCAGATGCAATATCCAAATTTTTTTCTATTATCATCCATTGATTTAAAGTATGAATGAAGATGTTACATTTTTTGTAGTTGATAATTGGTTTTTCTTTAATGCCGTCTTCCGTTTTTTCGCCAATGATTTCGTGTAGTTCTTTGGCAAAACTCATAAAAAAGCAGTTTTCAGATAGAGGTTTGCAATATAAGGCATAATTTGTACCATAATGCGTTGTTTCTTTTCTACCGTCTGTATTAAAAGAAGAAAGCCAGTTTAAAAATTTGGATTCTTTTGAGATACCTATGGCAGTGTCTATATCAATTTGCGTATCAGGAATCAGTGAATATCGTACAATAAAATAATCTTTCAGTTTTTCTTCACTCATATGTACCTCCAATAAATCAAACATCAGTTCTGTAAAAGATGTTTTTTTTATTAGATTAGAATATAAAAGATATTATCATTTCAATATCAGATTGATGATCTGATAACAGTATCAAGATATATTCTATTTAGATGAGGTTTTGATAATTCCTAAAGTTTTTAAATCCTCAACATTGTATAAAAATTTTTCTCCGTCCCATTTGTAATGCAATTCTGTTCCATAAATTACATCTATTTGTGGAGATGAAGGAATATCTTTTAAGTAATAAGATGGTACCATTCCGGTCAAACTATCAGATGAATCTCCAGAGATATAAATCATATCACTTTTATCAGCGGAAAAGTCTACATTATAATATTTTGAGAGATCTTTCTCACTCATCCACGGAGAAGATACAGTAATTTTGCAATAGGTTTCGCAAATATACCCGTTTTCTTTAAAACTACCTGTAATTGTAGCTTTGCCCGGGGAAATCGCTGTAACAACTCCCTTTTTTGAAACTGTAGCAATTGACGAATTGGAAGATTTCCAAGTTATTTTCTTGTTTGTTCCAGCAATTTTTAATTGGACAGTTTCTCCCGAGGACAGTGTTTTCTTGTCATAATTGATTACTGCTATAGGCTCATCATAAAGTGAATCGTTTTTACTATTAGAATTTATATCTTTATCGTATATTATCTCTTCTCCATATATTACATCAACTTCCGTTTTGTATTTTTTCTTTCCAATGGTTGCTGTAATAACTACATTTCCACCCTTTTTTCCAGTTACTACACCTTTACTATTAACAGATGCTATTTTCGGATTGGAAGATTTCCATTTTACTTTTGAACTGTTTTTATAACCAATGACATATAAAGGTAGGTTTTCTCCACGCTGGATTTCATAGTAGACATCAGCATTGATTACATAATGTTTTTGAGCAGCAGAAGCTGTTGAAGGTTGAATTGAGCACATTATAAGGACAAGTGCAATTAAAAGAATTTTAAACTTTTTCATAATATAAGCTCCTTTCTAATTGTTATTTATATAATTCAAGCACACCAAGTGGCTCAAAATATATCAAATAGTTGTTCTGTTTAGCATATAAACCATACTTTTCGTGAAAATAGTCCAAGCATTCTTGCAAAAATTCTTCTGTTACTTCCAGATGTTCTGCAATTTCATATCTGCTTCGGCATCCATCTTTATATGAATCCACTAAATCCGATAGGGAAATCATTTCATTGTATGCCCAGACCCGTGCTCGTCGTTCCTGCTTTCGGTTTTCGGTTTCCTTCTGATCTGTAATATTCCCTACAGTAGTGAAATGGTGTCCGAGTTCTTCGGCCAGTATACAAGCTTTTTCTGAATCGGCACATATATCTTGATTGAGTGCGATGGTTCCATCACAATACAAACCTTTGAAACGATCGCTGGTGAATGGATAGTCTACAATGTCAACATCTATATCAGAAGCGGTCTGGCATAATTTTTCAAATTTATTCATTAGGATCACCTCCACCGCATTCTAAACTATGTATTGTCCAATAAAAAGGACTATTTTCTTTTGGACTTGACAAATTCTGCAAATGCTTTGATTTCATCGAGTTCCTCTGGTGTGTATTCATCACCGTCAAAATGTGCAGCAATGGTGTTTGGATTTATTATTTTGGTTGTTTTGTTTGTTCGTCCTAACAAATAATCAATATCTACATTGAAGAAATCGGCAATTGTTTCTAACACTTCAAAATTTGGTTGCCGTTCGCCTCGCTCATACATATTTATAGAACTTTTGGATATTCCAAGGGCATCAGCGAGTTCTTGCTGGGACATATTTTTTTCGTTTCTCAATAATTTTAATATCTTATCAAATTGAGCCATGCTTAATACCTCCGTATATCTTTAAGCATATTATACACGCATCGTGTATTAAAGTAAATAAAAAAATGCACAAATTGTGCTTGACATATGTGCACAGTACGTGTATATTAAAACTAAGCACGAAACGTGCACAAAAAATATAGGAGGTGGGAGATTGAATAAACAAGCGATTGCAGAACGTCTCCTCAAATTAAGAGGAGATAAAAGCAGAGATACGGTTGCGAAAGCTTGTGGAATAAGTACTTCTGCTTTGGCAATGTATGAGCAGGGAGAGCGTATACCTCGTGATGATATTAAAATGAGGCTCGCAAAGTATTACAAAAGATCAGTCAACTTTATTTTTTTTGACCAATAAGAGCACAAAACGTGCACGATAGAAAGGAGAGTGAGAATGTGAAGATCATCAAAAAAGTTATAGAGTCTTTTATCAAGTGGTTTGATACTATTCCAACTTGGTTCTTATCATATCTATCCTTAGTAGTTTCTATGATTGCATTTGTAGTGGCTATATTATTGAAAAAATAAATGCCAGAAAACTAATAAGCAAGGAGATGATAGATATTACACGAGAGAAAATAGCATCTTTTTTAGCATCAATAGCGTTTTGGTGTGCGATGTTGACTTGTTCAGTTAATAGGTCAACATGCTTTTTTAAAGAATTTGCTTGATCTTTTGTATGGTTAGAAATATCTTCTAATGCTGCTATCTGGCGGCGCAAAGACGCGCTATTTTCTTCGGCAAGTAAGTCGAGATGCTGATTTATTTTTACGGATTCATCCATACAAGAGTCCATGATTAGGTTATGTAAGCTGTTATCCATACTAAGCCTCCAAAGATTTGATAAAGGAATTATATCATGTCGGTTGGGAAAAGTGAACAGCAGCAACGAGAAGAATAAGGATGCGAACAAATTGCATAAGAAGGGAGAGTGAGAAAATGCCAATCATAAGGAAGGAATCATTTGATGATATGTCAAAACGTTTCACGCAAGATCAGACATTGTTTATTACAAATGAAGCACTTCGGATTTTTTATGAAACATGCGATGCAAGAGTTAGATTGGACGCATTAAAAATATTAGCGGCACAGCATTAACCATGCCGCATGCAATTATTTGATTGTAACTGTACCAGAATCCTGGGAGTAGGATACTTGGGCATTTGTTACGGAAAGCTGGTCATATAATTGTTTTGCATTTTCAACAACTTCTTGCTCTTTTAATTTTGTGTAACTGTTGCAATATATAGTGCCAACAGATGTAAGAGCAACAATGTGAATTGCCAACGTATTATTGGGTGGTGTATTGAAACCAGCGTATGCACCAGAGAAACATTCTGTAGAGTTTCCATAAAGGTGGACGGAAACCCCGGAATTTTTCAAATCAGTGATGATAGCGTGAAATTTGCAAATATCATCAGTATAAATCATATAAGATTCTCCTTTCGTTTGTATTTCAGCATAATGCTGATAAAGCAATTATAGAAGAGGGAGAAGAAAAAGACAAGTCAGAGGGGAGATGAGAGAGTGTGGATTTCAAGAAAAAGATGGAAGGTGCTTGAAAAAAGAATTGCTGACCTTGAAAAGCAAGTTCAAAGCCAGCAGAAATGTATTATACATCCTTCAATAATTGCTGACTGTTTGAGTCAGAGGGTTCAAGAACGCATGTCAGCAATAAGACGAATGCATATGAAGGAGACATACACAGACGAACAGAAATCGCCATCAACGAATGAGATCCAGTTAGCTATGGATTGCGCAACACAGCACATTAGAGAGTTTTTGGCACAATCGACAAACGGAGAGATCGCGGATCTGGGAAAAGTGTGCGGGAGTAACTGTGAGATATGGGAAGCAGGAAGATGTAAAGATTTTGACTGGCTCAAAAACCTTGATCCGATCATAAGCCAGTCAAGCGTAAAAATATCGGTGTGCAATGCCGGGGACACTAATCGTGGATAGCAACAGGAAGACTGTTATACGCGGAACATCCACCATATTGATCTTTTAAATCAGGTGGACATTCATCATACATGGGACATTCATACGACATTTTCTTGTAGTTTTTCTGTAGAGTTCCCATAACAGGTACATAACAATAGTCGACCGATATCTGTTGGGATCGTTTGGTGTAAGGACAATTTACATCAATTATTTTGATCATCTGGAATAGCTCCTTTCATAATACTCGGACGCGGCAACGTCCTGTAAGGAGATTATATCACAAATGGAAGATTCAGAAAATTAAGAACCGCGTACAGGCACAGTTAATAACCTATTAACAGGAGGTGGGCTTATGGCAAGATATCCAAAGAAAGCTACATACAGAACCTTTGTGATCGATTCTAAAACCGGTGAATGGAAACAAATTGATCCCAAGGATATACCTCAGAACAAAATTGACGAACTGTGCGACAAGTTTGCGCTTGGCGCAGGTTATAAGCGCGTAGAGTAGCCACTGCGGTGGCTGTGCGGACAAGCTATAAAGGAGAGAACATGAAACAAAGAGCTTTTGAAATAGGAGTCGCAATTATGATGTTCGGTGCAACTGCTATGGACTCGGAAGGAGTTGGCTGGATAATTGCCGCAGGAATGGTAATTGCTGGCGCGGTGATCGCACATGTGGCATACACACTCGAGAGAGTGGAAAGAGAGCGGAAGGAAACCGAGCACTGTATACAGAAGCTCCGGAAAGCAAGTTGAAAGGAGAAAAATGCACATCAGTGGAATAAAGCGTATGTATCCGCAATATCCGAATAAAGCTTCGAATCTCACGTACCCGCGAAAGGAAAAGAAAAATGATGGGAATTTCAAGGAAGTGTTGGATGTGGAAATAAAAAAGATGGAATTAGCCGACCAAAGCAATGATTCCATCTAATTGGGGGGTTATTTCTCTCGGGAAACAAAAGAAAAATAAGCATTAAAAATGCTATGCCTTTATTTTACAAGAAATATATTTAATGTGCAAGTGAAAAATATGAATTTACGTCAAATCGAATCGCTTGTAAGTGCGTATTTGCACTGCAAGGACGCAGAAAAGATTCTGAACAATGCAGGATCATTTATTTACACCGAAGCAGCGTGTCCGCTTATGGACGAGCCGATGGAGCAGATCTATGCGGCACTGATAGACGGACAGGATGATGAGACAGCGGACTGGATCTATGACCTGCTGCAAAAAGGTGAAGCAAAGGCAATTTATGATCTGCTGCAGGAAGGAGCCGACAATGGAAACGATCCCGGATAATTATGATTTCTTCCGGATGCATGAGGATGAGCAGGACGAATGGCTGGAACAACGGCCGGTGTGCGTCTGCTGTGGGGATCATATTCAGGATGATTATTGTTATGACGTTGGCGGAGAAATCTACTGTGAAGATTGTATGGTTTCATGCTTCCGGAAGGTGGTGTGATGTATTACAGACCCTGCCCCTATTGTGGGGCACATCTTGATCCGGGTGAATCATGTGACTGCCTGGAAAAGAAAAAGGAGAACAATAAAAACATCCTTGCAGCATATAGAAGTGGCAGGGACGGACAGATGGAAATGAAGTTGGAGGAACTATTAAATGCAGGACATTAATTTTTTAGTGGAACAAAAAAATGGAACGATTGGTATGAATTTTGATGAGGTCAAGGAAACGTTATCAAATGGATTGGAAGAATACAGACATATGACCTTTACTGAAGATTCCAAGACCGAAGCAAAGAAAACAGTAGCGAGTTTGCGAAAGCTCAAAAAAACAGTTAATGACAAGAAAAATGAAGTTAAAAAATCTTTTATGGTTCCGTATACGGATTTTGAGACCAAAGTAAAGGAACTGGATAAGTTGATTGATGAGCCAATTAATTTCATCAATGCGCAGGTGGAAACATTTGAACGTAATCGCGTGGAAGAAAGGAAAAGGCTGATTTCAGAAATTTATGATGAAGTTATTGCGGAGAATGAGGCTGTTGCTGAATATTTGCCATTACAACGTATTTATGACAGCAAGTGGGAAAATGCCACAACTACAAAGAAAGCGATTAAAGAAGCTATCACGGAGCATATCGAGCATGTAGAGAAAGATCTTGCAACTATCCGGGCAATGGAATCGGAATTTGAGGATAAAGGGTTGGAAAAGTACAAGATCACGTTGGAATTATCAGATGCTATCGGAAGCATGAACCAGTACCAGAAGCAGAAAGAAGAAATTATTAAGCATCAGAAAGAAGATGAAGAACGTAAAAGAGTGGAAGCAGAACGGAAAAAGGAGGCTGAACAATTGATTGTGCCTACCGCTCCGGAAGTACCGAACGAATTATTTACACAAGAAAAAGAAGAATTCGTAAAACCAAAGCCTTGCACAGATACAATCAGATATGAAGTGACTGCAGATCCATTCCAGGTCGTGCAGCTTGAATCTGCTATGCGTGAGTATGGTATTGAATTTCGGAGGGTATAAGAATGGCAGAAGCGGCAAGAAAGAAAATGAATATTTACGAATCCATATCTAAATGTATGGAAGAAATCGGAGCGGTCAGTAAGGATGCTGTGAATAAGCAGCAGGGATTTAAATATCGTGGTATTGATGCTGTGATGAACGCAATCAATCCAGCTTTGGTAAAGAATCATGTATTTATTGTACCGGAAGTGCTGGAACAGCAGAGACATGAACGAACGACAAAGAATGGTTCGGTGTTGATTTATTCCATTTGCAGGATAAAATACACTTTTTTCGCTGAAGATGGTTCCTGTATAGAAGCAGTGACAGTTGGAGAAGGAATGGATTCCGGAGATAAGGCAACCAATAAAGCTATGGCGATTGCATTTAAGTATGCGTGTTTTCAGGTGTTCTGTATCCCGACAGAGGAGATGAAAGATCCAGATGAAGAAACGCCCGAGCCGGTTACACCACAGTTTGTTCCGGCATCCGCAGAGCAGATGCATAAGATGGGAGAGTTTGTGTCCGCGTATGCAGAAATGTGTGAAGATGCCAAAGAATCGGATATATGGGGAAAGTTAAAAGAAAAATATCATTTCAATGGGACAAGCGAAATTTCGGCAGAAATGGCAGAAAAAATAATTACGCAAGTTGAGGTTTGGCATAAGAGAAAGAAAAATAAAATAGAGGGTGCTTGATGGAACTTACAGGGAAAGCAGTTGGAGCTTCACTTGATTTTGACACAAAACATTTTCGGATCACATTCGAGGTCAATGAAAATGATGTGGTAAAGAATGAATATGATAAGCTCAAAGGATATGAAAAACTGAAAATTAAAGCGGTCAGATACACACAGCGAAGATCATTAGACGCCAACGCATATTTTCATGTTCTTGTTGGTAAGATTGCGGATGTACTGACCATATCTAAGGCAAAGGCTAAGAATGTGCTGATTTGTAAATACGGGCAGCCCCAGTTGTTACCGGATGGAAAAATTATGGTATACAAAACGAATGCTCCCGAAGCATTTATGTGGGAGCAGGAAGCAATCCATTGTATTCCTGTTAAGTATGAGGAAAAAGCCACATTTTATAAGGTGTATCGCGGGAGCCATACATATGACACAAAAGAAATGTCGCTTTTAATAGATGGAACAGTAGCGGATGCGAAAGAACTCGGAATAGAAACTATTACACCTGCGGAGATTGCAGAGATGAAAGAGCGGTGGGGTGTATGAAACGGCTGTGGAGTGTTTTTACGAACGATATGGATCATTGTTATTTTACCGGTATTGCCCCAGTAGAGAGACACCATATATTTGGGGGAAATCCTAATAGGAAGAACAGTGAAAAATATGGATTTGTTATTCCGCTTGCACCTGATCTTCATCCGAATGGCGTACATGCCGGAAAAGATGCTGTAGATATTGATTTGAAACTCAAGCAGATGGCACAGATGTATTTTGAAGAACATTATGGTACCAGAAAAAAATTTAGAGAAGTTTTTGGAAAGTCGTGGTTATAGGTTGAAACACCTGCCGCAAGGCAAAAGAAACCGTTCATGCAGAAAGCCAGGATCTCTGGTGCCGATGGGTGCCAGATGGAAAGGAGAAATGATTGAATCAGTTAGAGATTTTTAAAAATAGAGAATTCGGAGAAATCCGGACGGTGGTTATAAATGCAGAACCATGGTTTGTAGGAAAGGATATTGCAGAGGTTTTGGGATACAGCAATTCCAGAAAGGCAATATTGGATCATGTAGATGATGAGGACAAGATAGATGGAGTAACGATTCGTGACTCCATCGGCAGAGACCAGGCAGCGGTTGTTATTAACGAATCCGGTTTATATGCTTTGATTTTCGGAAGCAAGATGGCAAGTGCAAAACGCTTTAAGCATTGGGTAACATCCGAAGTATTACCGCAGATCAGAAAGAATGGTTCCTATCAGAATCGGTTGACACCAGAAGAAATGATGAGGATTCAACTTGGAATGGTGGATGATCATGAGAACCGTATCGAACATCTTGAAAATACCATGACGATTGATTATGGTCGGCAGCAGGAATTAAAGAAAAGTGTAAATAAAAGAGTGATCGAGGTTCTTGGAGGTAAGAAAGCACCGGCATATAAGGAAATGAGTAAAAAGGTATTTACAGAGTGTAATCGTGACATTCAGGATTATTTTAGAGTCAACTCCAGAAACAATATTCCTGTATTACAGTTTGATGCTGCAATCAGTTATGTTGATGCATGGAATCCGAGCAATAATACAATTCTTGAGATAAGAAGCTGTAATGCTGGAATGGGTGGTGCAGATGGAGTATAAATTTACAATTCCGTTGAGACCGATCACGAAAAAGAACAGTCAGCGGATTATAAAAGATGGATCGGGAAAAGTTCGGATCATCCCGTCCGCAGCTTATAAGAAATATGAAAAGCAGTGTGGAACATGTATTCCGCATATTCAAACCATTGACCGGCCGGTGAATGTAAAGGCTGTGTATTATATGCCAAATCGCCGCAGGGTAGATCTCATAAATCTGCATGAAGCTTTGCATGATATTTTGGTGCATTACAAGGTACTGGCAGACGATAATTGCAAGATTATTGTTTCAATGGATGGAAGTTATGTGGATGTAGATAAATGGGAGCCACGAACTGAGGTAACAATTACAGAAGTAGAAACGGGGTGATGGCTTGGCAGAAAAGAACAGCTTCGTCATGTATACAGAGTATTTAAAGCATATCCAGAAGATGGACATGGAGCAGCGAGGGAAGCTGTTCACTGCCATCCTATGTTATGCGGCAGGCGAGGAAATACCGGAACTGGACGCTGCGGCAGATATGGCATTCAGCTTTATCCAAGATCGAATGGATCGGGATAATGCGGCATACATGGAGAAATGTGAGAAACGTAGGGAAGCCGGCAAACTTGGCGGCAGACCGAAAACAAATGCTTCTGATGAAAACCAAACAAAAGCAAAAAAAGCAAATGGTTTTTCTGAAAAGCAAAATAACCCTGATAATGATAATGAACCTGATAATGATACTGATATTAGTAGTAATGATAATAGAGTTATAGCACCTGCGGATAAAACGCTTTGTGCCGGAAAATTCCTCTTGAACGATGGAACAGAATACGAGGTGTCGGAGAACGACGTGGTTACATACCAGCAGCTCTATCCGGGGATCGACGTTAGACAGGAGTTGAGGAATATACAGGCATGGTGTCTGTCCAACCCTAAATACAGGAAAACAAGGGGTGGTGCAAAAAGGTTCATGAATTCATGGCTGTCCCGGTCACAGAACGGAGCACGGAAAGAACAGGCTGTGCCGGAAAAGAAAACCCGGAACCGGTTCAATGATTTCGAACAGCGTGAATGTGATTATGCGGATTTGGAAAGAACATTGCTCAATACACCGGTCCGGTAGGTTGAAACACCGCCCGTAAGGGAAAAGAAACTTTTGCAAGTGCGGAAATAGTTATCACGGCCATGTTCTTAACTTGCCAACACCGGGGCGGCAATCGCCCCATTACCAAAAGGGGTGAGAGAAATACATAAAAGCAATAAGGACAAACGTCTGGAGCGTGAAAATATAAAGCTGATCGGGCAGATCCAGGGTTATGAGGATTCCAAACCGGAGCACCGGGACCCGAAAGCGTACAAGAAATTTAAGGCAGAGCCTACTTACTATGGCAGTGGACGGATGTGTAGCTATGGTGACAAGACGAAGGTTTGCGATCTAGGCTGTATATTTTGGAACACATGCGTTAAAGGGCGGCACAGAGAGGAGGCGTAGAAATGGGAGTTTTGCTTGCATTATCAACCTTATTTATATGGGGTCGGCTGGTTAATATTGATTACGACCTAAAAGATATCAGCAAAGAGCTGAAAAAGATGAACGAAAGGAGAAATGATGGGAGATAGATATTTATTCCGCGGAAAGCGGATTTAAAGAAAGATAGTTGTTATGAATGCGCACAAGGCACAGACAGCCCGTTTAGTTGTGAATATGGGGGATGCAGAGTTGCGAAAGCTACTAGAGTAGCAATCAAGGCACTTGAAGAAGTAGAACAGTACCGAGCAATCGGCACACCGGAAGGATGCTTGCGGAACAAGGATTTCTTGCGATTCCTTGCCAATTCGATGAATCAGAAAAAGTATGAAACTTATCTGGGGATATATAACGCGGTGGAAAAGGATGGACGTGATGAAGAATGAGTAAGTCCATCATGTATAACGAAAAGAAAGGCACTATCACAAGAAGCACCGGATAGTGCCTTAAAGTTAAAACTTGTGTCTGTGTTTTATAGTGGCGCTAAGTATACCAAGTACCAAAAGAAAGAGTAAAAAAGGATTTTTAACAATACACTTCATAACAATGTAAAATCCTTCAAAAATACCAGAAAACATTGAGAAGAATAAGGGCACTTGGTTTAAAAATTCAGATATCATATTTTCACCTCCAATCTTTTTTAGGATAACATGGATGGTGTACGAAAAATAGGACAGAAAGGAGTGAGAGGTTTGCTGGCCAGCGTTAAAGAGCTCTTTACTCCAAAAACAAATGGAATCAGTACAAGATAGGATGAAGCGACTTGGAGCTTATGAGAAGATTGCTTCATTCATGCAAAAGGAAAAGCAGGATTACAGTTTTAAAAGAAAATATGCACAGATCAGAGCGGAAGAGTTCAGATCAGAATGTGATCGTAGAGAATTGAACTGCCATGTATCAGTTGGAGGTTTGGACAGCATCATATTGTATATGTTCCTTCATGAAGTGTGTCATATCGATGTACCAGGTGTATCAGCATCTACACTCGAGGATGCAAGCATTCAAAGAGTACATAAGGCAATCGGAATTATAAATGTGCCGCCACTCATGCGGGATGATGGTACACGATGGACAAAGCCAAAGGTTATACGGGAGTTTGGCTTTCCGGTCATATCCAAGGAGATTGCAGGAAAAATCGAGTTGCTGCAGAATCCAACCAAGAAGAATAAGACAGTCAGACACGCGATCATAACGGGAGAGACCGGGGAATACGGCGGCTGGCAGAAGAATTCGAAGATGCAGCTTAATCAGCGGTGGTTGAAGCTGTTCGGTGGGTATGAAAATGAAACCGAAGGATGCGACTTTCAAAAGCCGGATTTTCTGGTATCAGCGAAATGCTGCTATTACCTTAAAGAAAAGAATTGTGATGACTGGGGAAAAGAGCATAACAGTGTGCCATATTTAGGATTGATGGCATCCGAGGGTGGAAGACGTGCCAAGAGCCTGCGGATGAATGGATGCAATTACTTCGGGGCATCTACGATTAGATCAGCGCCGTTTGCAATCTTCCACCGGCAGGACATTCTTACGCTTGCCTTGGAGATGGATGATCTCTGGAAGAACGGATTAAAGGAAGAGTATCGTGATGCCGGACTTGAAACAGGGCGAATAACAGAATGCTTCCAGATGCCGGAGTCTTTGATACCAGAGATTTACGGCACAATCGAGAGAAAGCCGGACGGAACGTTGTATACGACAAAGGCACAGCGTACCGGATGCAGTATGTGTGGCTTTGGAATCCACATGGAGAAACGACCGCATAGATTTGATTTACTGTATGAGAGCAATCCGAAAGAGTGGGATTATCTGATGTTCCATATGTGTAAAGACAGAGATGGGAACGACTATGGATGGGCGAAAGTGCTTGATTATATTGGTGTCGGCTGGGATCCATCAACAATCGGAGATAACTGCAAAGGGCAGATATCATTGCCATTAGATCAGATGGTTTAAAAACAATGATTTGATGAATTTGTTGCATAAAACATAACATAAATAAATTTAAAGTGCGTTATTGTAGATATGTGCACGGAATATCAGAAAGGAGCCGAACCTCCGGCCGGGGTAACGATATATCGGGTTCCTTTTGAAAATGACATATAAAGAATTTTTAGAAACAAAGATTGAACTTGCAACAGAAAGCGGTTTTGTTGTGGATACTAAAAAAGTCAACAAGGTATTGAAACCGCACCAGAGGGATGCTGTGGTGTGGGCACTGAAAGGCGGCAGACGGGCATTGTTTGAGTCGTTCGGACTTGGAAAAACTGTGCAAGAATTGGAATTTTGCCACCTTGCAGCAGAACATAAAAAGGGTAGAGCTTTGATTGTGCTGCCACTTGGCGTAAAGCAGGAGTTTACACATGATGCTGTGAAAGTGCTCGGATACGAAAAGCCAGAATACTGCCGGACAATGGAAGAAGTTGAACAAAGTACAAGTCAGATTGTGCTGACGAATTATGAGCGTGTTCGTGATGGGGATATTCGGCCAGATTATTTTACAGCAACAGCACTTGATGAAGCCAGTGTTTTAAGGAGTTTCGGAAGCAAGACTTATCAGACATTCTTGGATAAATTCAAGAACGTTCCGTATAAGCTGGTAGCCACGGCTACACCATCACCAAACAAATACAAGGAACTGATTCATTATGCCGGATATCTGGAAGTGATGGATACCGGGCAGGCGTTGACGAGATTCTTCCAGCGCGACAGCACCAAGGCAAACAATCTGACATTATATCCAAATATGGAAGATGAATTTTGGATGTGGGTGTCAAGTTGGGCGCTTTTTATCACGAAACCTTCAGATCTCAATCCGGTATATTCCGATGAGGGATATGATCTGCCGCCGCTTGAAGTAAGATGGCATGAATTGCCGGTGCATTATGGCGATACTGCAGATCGTGACGGCCAGATGCAGTTATTTCAGGAAGCTGCCGAGGGATTGAAAGAAGCTGCGGCAGTTAAAAGAGAAAGCATTGACCGCCGTGCAACAGAAATGAAAAGGATTGTGGAAGAATCGCCGGACGATCATTTCTTGTTGTGGCATGACCTGGAGAATGAACGGCATGCGATTAAGAAAGCACTGCCAGAGGTGGTGGATATCTACGGATCGATGGACTATGACCTGCGGGAACAGCGGGTAATTGATTTCTCGAATGGACGGACAAAATTATTTGCCACAAAGAAATCATTGTCCGGATCTGGATGTAACTTTCAGAGATATTGCCACCGGGAGATATTCCTTGGAATTGATTATGAGTTTAATGATTTTATCCAGGCGGTGCACCGGTGCTACAGATTTTTGCAGAAAAAACCGGTTGTGATCGACATTATTTACATGGAAAATGAGCGGCAGATCAAGGAAGCGTTGCTTGAAAAATGGAAGAATCACAATCACATGGTCGCAAAGATGATCGAGATTGTAAAGAAGTATGGTCTTAACTCGGAAAATAAGACACAGCGGTTAGAAAGGAAGATGGGCGTGGAAGGTAGCAGAGAAGAGAGAACAGTGAGAGGAAACCATTATGAAGCGGTATATGGGGATTGTGTAGAGGAAACCCGGGCAATGGAAACAAACAGCATCGATCTGATACATACCTCGATTCCATTCGGTAACCATTACGAGTACAGTGCCAATTATAACGATTTCGGGCATAACCAGAACACGGATCGGTTCTTTGAGCAGATGGATTTCCTTACACCGGAACTGCTTCGGGTATTGAAGCCGGGGCGTGTGGCAGCAATCCATGTTAAAGATCGTGTATTATTTGGAAATGCAACTGGTACCGGGATGCCAACCATTGAACCATTTCACGCGCAATGCATCAGCCATTATATGAAGCATGGTTTCCAGTATTTTGGCATGATTACGGTCGTGACCGATGTGGTTCGTGAGAATAACCAGACATACCGCCTTGGATGGACGGAGCAGTGCAAGGACGGTTCCAAGATGGGTGTAGGATGTCCGGAATATATACTATTGTTCCGTAAACTTCCTACAGACAGAAGTACAGCTTATGCAGATGTACCGGTAAAGAAATCGAAAGAGGATTATACAAGAGCACAGTGGCAGATAGATGCACATGGTTATTGGAGATCATCAGGAGACCGACTGATCAGCAAGGAAGAGCTCAAAGATTTTCCGGTTGATAGCTTACAGACAGTGTACAGAGAGTACAGCCGCGGCAATGTATATAACTATGAGGATCATGTGAAACTTGCGGAAGATCTGGATAAGGACGGAAAGCTCCCGGCAACATTTATGGTTGTAGCTCCGGGATCATGGAATCAGTTGGAAGTATGGGATGATATCAATCGGATGCGTACCCTTAACACCACGCAGAGCCGCAGACGCGCTCAGATGCACGTATGCCCGTTACAGTTGGATATCGTGGAGAGAATCATCAACAGATATAGCAATGAGGGTGATACGGTCTATGATCCGTTTGGTGGTCTTATGACAGTTCCAATGACAGCGGTTAAGATGCACCGGAATGGTAAAGGATGCGAGCTGAATCCGGATTACTTCCGGGATGGTGTCGGCTATTTGCAGGCAGCGGAGAATGAAGTGGACGAGCCGACATTGTTTGATTTTATGGAGATACCGTCATGAAAGAAGAAACGCCGGAGAAAAAAGTATTTGTATGATGAGATGCAAATATGCTTGTTTTAGAGGATTGAAATTAAGGAGAAAACAGATGGAATTAAAAGAATTTGCAACAATGTTAAATGGAAGAGAATACGGCTGTCCACAGTTTACCCAAGAGGAACTGAGGATAGCAAAAGATAATGGATTTGTTATTGTGAGTGGTGCATCGGATGATCTGGTGGAACTTGAAGGGGCAATTACTGATGAGAGAGGTTGTTGGGAAGGTGGAACAATTTCTGTGAAAGCAATCCCCGATGGTGGAATTGTACATAACTGTGAGAGATCCAATACTTTCAGTTTTGATGTTAAGTGGTGCAAGGACAAAGACGAGAATGGGAATGTTATTCCGTGGACGTATGATGTCCCAATCGAACATGAAGATTTTATGATCTGCGTTGATGGAGAACCGTATTGTAGGGGCTTTATATTTAAAATGGTAAACGAGTAAGGCTACCGAAAAATATGAACATTGACAATTGAATATTGAAAGACGGAGCTGTATAATTTATATATTATTTTATGGGAGGAACATTATTTATGGCAAGAATATCTGAATATGTGGATGACAATTGGGACATGAGTGAAGATACAAAAACTTGCATGTTTTGTGGAGAACATTTAGAAAAAGGTGGATTTTGGGTAAGAGAAAAAGAAGTTGGATGCTGTAAAGAATGTGCGCCTTGGTTAATTGCGCTATTTCTGGATACAATGTTGGATTATGGGGAATTAGATTTGTCAAAGCCTATGGATACATACGAGAAAGTAAAAGGGTATTGTAAAAAGCAAATTGATAAGAAAACCGGATTATTGATGCAAAATTTAAAAAGACAATCAGAAGAAAGATAAAAAAATACCAACCGTCAGATACGATGGTTGGTATTTTTTTACGCAAAATTGAAAGGGGGATGCCTGTGGACGAAAAAGAAGTATTCGAGATTTGCAACCAGGTAGACAGCTTCATCGCGGAATATCTGACAGAATCCATCGTGATCGGGACAAGCTACGATATGCTGGAAGCGCACCACGGCATTCTTCCAATATCTCGAAATTGTTTCTACCGCCGCCGCAGGATCGTACAGCGGATCATTAAGCAGAGGTTAGGGCGGATCGAAGAGGAGCAGAACGGACAAATGAAGATGGTGTGGCATCTTTAAACTTTTGGTTTGAAATAAGATGTTTATAGTGATACAATTAGTAATCATACGAAAGAAGGGAGAAGGATTATGCCGGGAAATACTAATTTTGGAAATTCTAAACCAAATAGCGGAAATAATGGCAATGGTGAAAGGAGAAGTTTAAATAACGGAGGAAGAAGCTTAGAACATAGTGCTGTTCATAAGCCTGTGCCGGGAAAAGGCGGAGGAGGGAAAAAGTCTAAATAATGGAATCATTGGTCAATTTATTGTCAAATGCTCAGCAGATGGATAGTATAATGAAAAACATAGCTGGTTACATAATTTATTTCTATCCTGGGATTATATCCATTTATTTATTTAATTTTTTCTCTGCCAAAAAGACAAAAGATACACAGGCCTTTATAATTAAGAGTTTCGCAATTAGTTATTTATATAATTTGATTTTACAGTACCTGTTGACAAAACTTGGATTTTTGAAACAGGGAATGGATAAAAATATGGTTGCTTATAACATCTGTTTGTTATTTATATCTTTTTTTGTTCCTTATATAGTATATAGAATAAAAAATTCTAAATGTTTTACATGTATATGTGGGAAAATGAAAATTTCCACAAGCGTTACAGATGTTCCGTTTGAATTGATGGAAGATGAAAATGAAGAATATACATCTTTAAAGGTATATTTGAAGGATGATCCATATGTATACATGGGGTTTATTCAAGAATACGAATATGAAAATGAAGTAGAAAAATATGTTATATTGGCTTGCTTTAGAAAATATCTAGTTAATAAAAAGGGACAGGAAAAATTGCTTGAGGGACATGAGCGAGATGCATATGATGAAAAGGTATTTATTAAGTTTTCTGATATAAAAAGAATAGAAAAAATAAGCGAGACTAGAGCAAAAGAATATTATTCAAAAGAAAAGTAAACAAATATTAAATTTTTAAATTGATTAAGAACTAAACTGGGCATATAGAACAATAACTAATCTAATGAACAAAAACGTAGCAAAGAGGACGCAGCATGCGTTCTCTTTTTGGGTTTCAAGATTGGTACAAATTCCCTAAATCCCCATGCTAAAATTACGATAGAGTAGTAATTGAACAGGGAGGGAGAAGCGTGGAAAAAGAAAACGAACTGAAAAAGGAGTATCTGCGATCCTATACACCGGCAGTCAGTGCTGCGCGCCGGATAGAGGAAGAAATTGAGCAGTTAAGAGCAGACAAGATGGCACCGGCGCTTGTCATGGATGATATGCCACACGCCCATGATCAGAAAGATTTATCTGATTATGCGGCAAAGCTGGATGAGCTGGAAAGAAAACTTATTAAGGCACGGTATGAGCGCATTGATCTGTATGCAGAGATATTTGCAGATATTGAACGTTTAGAGGATGAGACGGAAAAGGCGGTATTGACATACAGATACCTTCGGAGACAAAGTTGGGAAGAAATCTGTGTAAAGCTTGGATATCAGTGGGCGCAGGTTCACCGAATTCATGCCAGGGCATTGAAACATTTCAATCCGACGGGTGGATATTATGAGATTTTGATCAAAAAAATGAAAGATGATACACAATGATACACTTATCTGTGGTATGATTGTAGCGTGAAAGAGCGTAAGAGGAAATGATTCCCCTTGCGCTTTTTCGTCTTTTGACTACTGGGGCATCATGAAACACAGGGGTGTCCCACTTCTCCCTATAAAAGAAACAGGCAGGTGATACTATTGGCAAGGAGTCCGAACCAAAAGGCAGAGAAAGCCCGAGAACTGTATAAGGGTGGAATGAAGCTGGTTGAGATTGCAAGTCAACTAGAATGCTCTGCCGCTACAATTAGGACATGGAAGAATCGTTATAAATGGGATGCGGATGAAAGTGAAACGTTTCAAAAGAAAAATGAAACGAAACGTTTCAAAGAGTAATGCATCAAAAAAACAAAGTGAAGAAACGGCTGTAGCTGATGAAGTCAGGCAGGTAATACAGAATACTAACTTAACCGATAAGCAACAGCTTTTTTGTATACATTACATCCGATGTTTCAATGCTACCAAGGCATACCAGAAAGCGTATGGCTGTGACTATCGTACAGCACAAAGTAATGGCTACCAATTACTTACAAATACTTACATCCGGGATGAAATCTTCCGGTTGAAACAGGAACGTTTAAACAGAGAGTTTCTAAGTGAAGCCGATGTATTCCAGAAGTACATGGATATTGCTTTCGCTGATGTGACAGATTTCCTTGAATTTGGAACAGAGGAAGTTCCAGTTATGGCAATGTATGGTTCAGTAAAGATAAAGGACCCGGATACTGGTAAAGAGAAGCAGTTGACAAAGATTGTTAATACTGTTCGATTTAAAGACAGTTCAGATGTAGATGGCTCTATTCTGTCAGAGGTTAAGCAAGGCAAGGATGGCGCGAGCATCAAACTTGCTGATCGGATGAAAGCATTACAGTGGCTTACAGATCACATGGATCTTGCTACAGAGAAGCAGAGAGCAGAGATCGCATTGCTGAAAGCTAAGTCGCAGGGTGATGACGAGACAGAGATCACCGACGATGGATTTGTTGGTGCACTGAATGGATCAGCAGAGGGGGACTGGACAGATGAAGAAGGTTAAGCAGATATTTCACTTTAAGCCATTTTCCAAGAAGCAGCGCAAGGTCTTGAACTGGTGGTGTGATGCATCACCGGTAAAGGATAAGGATGGAATTATAGCCGACGGAGCAATCCGATCTGGCAAGACTATCTGCATGTCACTAAGCTTTGCTATATGGGCAATGGAACGGTTCAATGGTCAGAACTTTGCCATGTGTGGTAAGACGATCGGATCATTCCGTAGAAATGTGCTGTTCTGGCTGAAGCTGATGTTGAAGAGCCGGGGGTATGCAGTTACAGATCACAGATCCGACAACCTGGTCGTGGTCACAAGGGGAAATGTAACGAACAACTTCTATATATTCGGTGGTAAGGATGAAAGCTCGCAGGATCTCATTCAGGGTATTACCTTGGCTGGGGTCTTTTTTGATGAAGTTGCGTTGATGCCGGAAAGCTTCGTGAATCAGGCAACCGGACGATGCTCCGTCGATGGTTCGAAGTATTGGTTTAACTGCAATCCGGATGGACCATATCACTGGTTCAAGGTGAACTGGATTGATAAGGCAACCGGATATCTTGGGAAAAAGAAAACAGCAGAAATAAAAGAGAAGGCTGTGGCAGAGAATCGAGATCCGGGATTGAAAGAGATTCTGTATCTGCATTTTACGATGGATGATAACTTAAGCCTGTCAGAGACGATCAAGGAACGATACCGCAGCATGTACACGGGAGTGTTTTTCAAGCGGTATATCCTTGGACTGTGGGCGATGGCAGAGGGTATTATCTATGATATGTTTGACACTACCAAGCATGTGATATCGAATCTGTTAGATTTGGTCAATACAAATTACTATGTGTCCTGTGACTATGGCACACAGAATGCAACCGTGTTCCTATTGTGGTGTAAAGAACATTCTGGACGATGGGTATGTTGTCGTGAGTATTATTATTCCGGTCGAGATGAAGAAAGGCAGAAAACCGACACCGAGTATGCAGATGATCTGGAACAGTGGCTTGCGGTGATAAAGCCGGTGAAGATTGTCATTGATCCGTCCGCAGCATCATTTATAGCAGAATTGAAAAAGCGTGGCTATGTCATCAAGAAAGCAAAAAATGATGTATTGGACGGCATCCGGTTTGTGGCATCGTTGCTAAATGAAGGTAAGATTGCAATTAGTGACCAGTGCCCGAATACAATCATGGAATTTGGATCATACATGTGGGATCAGAAGGCATCGGAGCATGGTGAGGACAAACCGGTGAAACAGCACGATCATGCAATGGATGCACTGCGATATTTCTGCTATACAATTATTCGCAAGCCGGGAAGCATCGGTATTTTGAAGTGAGGTAACAATGGATATTGATACAATGAAACAACTGATAAAAAAATATGAACCCGGCCATGCGGCATTTGTGACGCGTGCGGATATAGCAGAACGTTATTACCGCAATGAGACGGACATCCTGTTCCGGGACAAACCCAAAGACAAGGAAAAAGAGGAAGCAGACAATCCACTGCGTAATGCAGACAACCGGATTCCCCGGAACTTTCATGGTCTGATCGTGAACCAGAAAGCGTCCTATGCGTTTACCGCACCGCCGTTGTTCGATGTAGGCAGTACGGTGAGCAATAAGCGTATCACGGAAACCTTGGGTGATGAGTATGCCAAGAACTGCATGAAATTGTGTGTGAATGCTGCCAATACTTCCATCGGCTGGGTGCATTACTGGCAGGGCGATAACGGTTTTGAGTGGGCAGTTGTTCCGTCTGAGCAGATCATCCCGGTGTTTGACCGTAGCCTTAAACGCAGGCTGATCGGACTAATGAGGGTGTACCCGGACATTGACGATGCGACAGGTGACAATTATACCGTGTACGAATACTGGACGGATACAGAGTGTCAGGCATTCCGGCGAAGAGCAGGCGAGACACTTAATCTGCTGACATACTATGAAATGTTTGTTGATCCAGCCACCAGTGATATGGTTGCCGATTACCGGCATGATTTCGGAGAAGTACCGTTCATCCCGTTTTACAACAACAATATACATACAGACGATTTGCGAAACATAAAGCCGCTGATAGACGTATATGACAAGGTTTACAGCGGCTTTATCAATGATCTGGATGATATACAGGAGCTGATCTTTGTACTGTCTGGATATGGCGGTGAAGATCTGAATGGATTCCTATCTGATTTAAAAAAGTACAAGACCATTAAGGTAGATGGGGATGAGGGCGGTGCGGTGTCTACGCTGAACATTGAGATTCCGATTGAAGCCCGGAACAGTGTACTGGATGCAACTAGAAAGGCAATCTTCGAGCAGGGGCAAGGCTTCGATCCGCAGCCGGAGAACTTTGGTAATCAGTCTGGTGAAGCTCTGAAATTCATGTATTCGCTCTTGGAAATGAAAACCGGATTGATGGAAACAGAGTTCCGACTTGGCTTTGCTCGGCTGGTGCGTGCGATCTGCAAAGCGCTTGGCATTCAGTGCGGTACGATCATCCAGACATGGACCCGTACCTGTATCAAGAATGATACGGAGCAGGCGCAGATTTGCAAGGATTCCGTAGGAATTGTAAGTAAAAAGACGATTCTGAAAAATCATCCGCTTGTGGAAGATGCAGATGAAGAATTGAAGCAGATCGAAAAAGAAGAAAAAGAAGCGCAGGAAAAGGCTGATCTGTATTCTGGAGCATTTGTTAACAGCGGAGAAAACGGAGGTGGCAAAGATGGCAATGCCAAAGGCAACCCGAAAAATTCCGAAAATCAAGATAATCCGGGTGGAGATTGATATTGAGTTTGTAAATATCATGGGTAGACTTTTGATTCCATTCTTTTGGATTTGGGGCATTAGAGTGTTTAGTATAGAGATTTATAGAAAGAAATTCTATATGATATGTATTCCTAAGTTTTATTTTGTAAAATAAGGAGTTGTTGATGAAAAACGGTGCATATTGGAAAAAACGCTTCAAACAGATAGAGGAATCCCAGCATCAGCAAGGCCTGCGGTGCTACGCGGATATCGAAAAGCAATATCTCGTAGCGCAGCGGCAGATGGAAGCGAAAATCAATGCGTGGTATCAGCGCTTTGCAAAAAATAACGAGATTTCTCTTGTGGAAGCACGCCGGTCATTAAATTCCAGTGAATTGGATGAACTGAAATGGGATGTCGAGCAGTACATACGGTATGGAAAAGAAAATGCTATCAATGGACAGTGGATGAAGGAATTGGAAAATGCTTCCGCAAAAGTACACATCAATCGGCTGGAGGCGTTGAAGCTTCAAATGCAGCAGTCTTTGGAAGTGCTGTTCGGGAATCAGCTTGATAGTGTTGATTCTACAATCCGTGATGCTTATCAATCTGGTTTTCTCCATACTGCCTATGAGATTCAGAAGGGGATTGGAACCGGATGGAGTTTTACATCCCCGAATGATCGGCTGATTGATACAGTGGTCCATAAGCCTTGGGCGGCAGACGGGCAAACGTTTTCAGACCGGATCTGGACGAACAAACAGAAGCTGGTCAATGAATTGAACACCACCATGGTACAGAACATAATTACCGGGGCTGATCCGCAGAAGACGATTGATGCCCTGGCACGGAAGATGAATGTATCAAAACAGAACGCGGGCCGCTTGGTTATGACAGAACAGGCGGCTTTTTCCAATGCAGCGCAAAAGGATTGTTTTGCAGAACTTGGGGTGGAACAGTTTGAAATATTGGAAACATTAGATAGTTTTACATGCAGCCTTTGTGGTTCTATGGACGGGCAGCATTTCCCTATGAGTCAGTATGAAATTGGTGTGACAGCTCCGCCGTTCCATCCGAACTGCCGTGGGTGTACCTGCCCATACTTTGAAGATGATTTTGGAGTGCCGGGAGAACGTGCAGCGCGTGGTGAAGATGGAAAAACATATTATGTATCGGGCAATATGACATATGAAGAGTGGAAGTCCTCTTTTGCAGATGGTAACAATGCAGCGAAAGACCGGTTGGGGATTATCACAAACAATAATAAAAGCAACCCGAACTATTATGATTTCAAGGGTAAAAATGTGGATACGGTCGAGTCGGAAATCTGCAAGTTCGACCATGAGGTTGGAGTTATATTTGACAATGGGAAAGCGGTAAATTGCCAGTTGGGAAATGAGGATACTATAGAATTTACGAAGTATCAGCTTAAAATGATGAAAGGAAAAGATGTTACTCATAATCATCCATTGAGTACGCCGCCGTCCCCAGAAGATCTGTATCTGCTGGTAAATTATAAAGTCAAAAGTTTCAGAACCTGTGGGGAAAACGGTACATATGTGTTAGAATATAATGAACAGGTAGAAAAACTTCCAGATTTCAAGACATTTAGTGATACATATGACGAAATTATATATGAATTACAAGATAAATATTATGATGAAGTGAAACATGGAATGAAACAAGAGGATGCGATCATATTACTTGGAGAGGCTGCTTGGGAAAGATTGTATGAACTATATAATGTCAAACCTAGATTTGAAAGGCGGTAATTGTCATGAGCAAATATAAACCATTTGAAATAGATAGATATAAGCTGAATCTGTTTTGCGTATGTTTGAACTGCAGTAAATACAGAGGCTCAAGAAACGATTTTTCAAAATATTGTGATGCTTATCCCAAAAATCTTCCATCTGAAATTTGGAATGGAAAAAATGTAAAATGTCCGCATTTTGAAGAAAAGCAGGGGTGATAGTATGGTGAAACTTATAAAAACATTAGATGTTCAAAACGCATCATTGAATGTGATCACAGCTGGCAGACGGTTGCCACTTGCACAATTTGCTGGGAAAATAGAGATCACAGAGCACCAGAGTATGACACCTGTCCTTGGGAGAAGATGCAAAGGTGAAAAGAAAATCTATGCATCCTTTATTTTATGCCAGAATATTGAGTATCAGTCAGATGATACATTTAATACCGGAAAAGTATATGAAGCAGTCGGAGATGTGCAGGGAGAGCAGTCTTGTGAAAGATTGATCTTCTCAGGACTTCGCTTTGAAGATATGGATCCGTTGGAAGGAACAGTAACACTTGAAGTGACTGATTTGGAACTGATCCGGAAAATGATAGAAATGTAAAATTGAAAGTTACCACCAGTCAGAAATGATATGGTGGTATTTTCATACCCAAAATCAATAATAACAGGGCAACCGGAAATCTATGAACCGAACAGCGCAGAGGTGACGCTAAGTAAGTTTCTCCGGCAGTCCTGTTTTTATATTGTCCGAAAGCCTTATGACATGAAAACTGCCGGCAGAAACCCGTATCAGGGAAATATTGATAAGCGTGGCTGCAAATAAAGCCAGAAAGGAAGTAACCCATGAAGTTAGAAGAATTGTTAGGAGAAGAACTGTATAAACAGGTCAAAGAGAAAATTGATGCGGCAAATGCGAATGAATCGGACAAGTTAAAGCATATCAGGTATGCAGATCTGTCAGAGGGCGAGTATGTCAGCAAAGGCAAGTATGATACCGCCGTGGCAGAAAAAGAGAATCTTGCCGGTCAGATCAAAACGCTTAATACTACGATCGGAGATCTGAAAAAGAACAATGCAGACAATGAGACATTACAGAACACCATTGCGGATCTGCAGACGAAGTTAAAAGATCAGCAGACAGCCAATGAGAAGATCTCAAAGACCTATGCGCTGAAAGATTCCCTCACAAAGCAGGGCGTACTTGATCCGGACTATCTGATCTACAAAGCTGGTGGACTTGACAAGTTCACATTTGACAAGGAAGGTAAACCGGTTGGTGTAGAGGATGCAGTAAAACCGTATAAGGAAGATAAGGCAATGGCGCATCTGTTCAAACAGGAACAGCAGAAACCACCATATCATCCACAGGGCGGTACCGGAGGAGCCGGAACTACAAATCCGTTCGCAAAAGAGACGTTCAATCTGACCAAACAGGGTGAACTTTTAAAATCAAACCCGGAGCAGGCGAAAGCAATGGCTGCAGCCGCAGGGGTAACAATTTAAGGAGGTAAATTTCTATGGCAATTACAAAAATTGCAGACGTGATCGTACCGGAGCTTTTTAACCGGTATGTAATCAACAGAACAATGGAGCTGTCCGCGTTTTTTAAGAGTGGAATCGTGGTAAACAGCCCGGAATTTGACACACTGGCAAGTGAAGCGGCCAGAACACACAATATGCCATTCTTTGAAGATCTGAATGGAGAATCGGAGCCAACACTTGAGGATGTGAAGATGACACCGGCAAAGATCGGTTCTAACAAAGATGTATCCACCACAATTCTTAGACAGAAGATGTGGGCTGCTACAAATCTTTCCGCGGCATTGGCTGGAGTTGATCCAATGAAAGCAATCGGTGATCTGGTAGCTGGTTACTGGGCGAGAGATATGCAGAAAGAGTTGATCGCGATCCTGTCCGGTGTGTTTGGAACCACTACCGCAGGAGATAGTGGAACACCGGCGGCAGAGACCAGAATGGCGGATCATATCCTTGATCTGACTATTGGAAAGACGGATGCCGCAAAGCAGATCAGTGCATCTGCATTTATCGATGCGTGCCAGCTTCTTGGTGATGCACAGGCGCAGTTATCCGGCGTAGCAATGCACTCTGCGACCAAGTCTTATCTGAAAAAACTGAACCTGATTGAGACCGAGCGTGATTCTACAGATGTTGAGTTTGACACCTACCAGGGCAGACGTGTGGCCGTGGATGATGGTTGCCCGGTGGATGCTAAAAATGGTGTGTATACCACATATCTGTTTGGAAATGGAGCAATCGCATATGGAAATGGTTCTCCGGTCGGTCATGTAGCAACAGAGGTTGATCGCGACAAACAGACCGGTGGTGGTATTGATTATCTGATTAACCGTAGGGCGTTTATCCTGCATCCGAGAGGAATCGCATACACCGGAGCAAAGCGTGAACATGTGGAGACACCAACAAGAGCAGAGCTTGCAATGGCAGAGAACTGGAATCCTGTATACGAGCCAAAGCAGCTTAGAATCGTAGCGATCAAGCACAAGATCGGGTAGCCTATGGAGCTGGCAAAGTTAAAAGCACTACTTGGAATTGAGGGTGATTCTAAGGATGTGGTGCTTGAATTTGTCATTGCAGATGTGGAAGAAATCATTAAGAACTACTGTCATGTGGAGGAAATGCCGGATGGGTTGCAAAACACCGGCTACCGCATGGCAATGGATCTGTATCGGAATGAGAATATTGGAAGTGAGACGGGAGCTGTTGGTTCTGTCTCCTCAATTTCCGAGGGCGATACTTCTACATCATTCCGTCAGTATGTGGATGATAATTTCAAGGATACAGTGCTGAAAAATTATAAGTCCTCACTAAACAGATACAGGAAGGTGGAGTGGAAATGATCGCGGATGCAATCAAGCAGGCACAGGCACTTGCAAGGAAAGTCCAGGAAGCCACATATGATGGCAGATGTACGGTTATGGAGCATCAGAAATTGAAAGATCCAAAAACCAGAATTACAACAGAAAAAGATGTGGTGGTATTGGAAGATGAACCATGCCGCTTATCATATTCCAGTGTCAGTGCAGTGGATCAGACGGAATCAGCAGCAAAGACGGCACAGGTCACAAAGCTGTTTTTATCTCCGGACGTGCAGATCAAGCCGGGAGCAAAGATTACAGTAACACAGGCTGGTGTGACACAAAACTATAAATGCGGCAGTGTGGCAGCAGTATATCCGACGCATCAGGAGATTGTGTTGCAATTATCAGAGAGGTATGCATGATGGGAATGGGAAGCGTGGATATGCGGGAACTGGTAAAGTTCCAGGAGAATTTAAACAATTTGGCGAGTGAAGCAAAACGACAGCAGTTTTGTGAAGCTTGTGCGAAAGAGCTTGCCGCCAGATTGCTTGTTAAAGTAATCAAAAGGACACCGGTTGGGGATTACTCAGGTGCTCCATATACTTGTGAATCAGGGAAATCACATAAAGGAAACAAAATTTCCGGTAAGGTTGGCGGCACATTAAGACGTGGGTGGACGGGCAATAAAAGAGAATCGGCAAAAAATTGTGTCGACAAGTTGTCAGTGAAACATTCTGGTGGCACATATGTCATTGAGATCGTAAATCCGGTAGAATATGCCAGCTATGTTGAGTATGGGCACAGAACATCAAATCACAAAAAATGGGTACCTGGACATTTTATGATGACGATATCAGAAAACGAAATAAAACGTATTGCGCCACAGCTGCTAGAAAAGAGATTCGCAGATTTTTTTAAAGGAGCGTTCAATGCTTAATAATGTAATTGCTGGAATTGCAATTGCCCTAAATGAAGAATTTGGGGACGAATACGAAATTTATACAGAAGAAATAAAGCAGGACTTGAAAGAACCTTGCTTTTTTATTTCCCTTTTAAATCCATCCAAGACAGATTTTCCATCAAAACGGTATTGGATGGAAAATCCGTTTTGCATCCAATATTTCCCCACATCGGAGACAGACCCGAATGCAGAAATGTGTGAAGTGGCAGAACGGATGTTGTGGGCGCTGGAAAATATCATTCCTTTGGGAGAAGATAAGCCGGTGCGTGGGACAGATATGCATCATGAGATTACAGACGGTGTGTTGCATTTCTTTGTAAATTATAACTACTTTGTCCGCATGGTTGAGGTTCCGGCTCCCCTTATGGAAACTATGACAACAATATTACATTTGAAAGGATAGGTGCGATATGAATGAACCGAATTCAGAGGTAAAACAGCAGGTATCTGCGGATGTATTTACAAAGCAGCAGCTGGCAGAATCCAAACGCTATAAGAAACAGCGGGATCTGCTGGAAGCGTTGCTGGAAGATGGAAAAACATATACGATTGCGCAGGTGGATAAGATCACCGGTGATTATCTGAGAAAGGAAGTGAAGTAAATGGCACTTGGCGGAGGAACATGGATAACCCAGAACAAAGTGCTTCCGGGCGCGTATATCAATGTCGTAAGTGCGGGGATTGCATCTGCGGCATTGTCTGACCGTGGTATTGCCACAATGCCGTTGGAACTTGACTGGGGACCGGATGATACGGTTTTTAAGGTTACTACAGCGGATATGCAGAAGTATTCGAAAAAGATATTCGGATATAGTTATACTGACGATAAGATGAAAGGACTGCGAGATCTGTTTGCTGGCGGTACCTTGGTGCTGTATGCATACCGGTTAAACGGTGGCGGGACAAAAGCGTCCAATGATTATGCTACAGCTAAGCACACGGGGACACGCGGCAATGCGATCAGGATCTCCATAGCAAAGGACGTGGATGATCCAGAGTCGTGGAATGTAACTACATATCTTGATACGTCCAGAATTGAAGTACAGAATGTAAAAAAAGCGGCTGATCTGAAAGATAATGACTTTGTGACATTTAAAACAGATACGTTGGAACTTGCAGCAGTTGCATCGGCAGCACTGTCTGGTGGAACGAATGGTGTCGTCAATGGCGATGCGCATGCGGAGTATCTGGCAAAGGCAGAAGCCTACGGATTTAATACGATGGGCGTTGTGGTTACAGATGAGGTGACCAAGAGGCTGTATGTGGCATATGTAAAGCGTATGCGTGATGAAGTTGGTAAGAAGTTTCAGCTTGTGCTTTACAAGTCGGATGCTGACTATATGGGAGTTATTTCCACACCGAATAAAACGACGGACGAGGGCTGGCCGGAAGCATCCGCTGTATATTGGCTTACCGGGGTGGAATGCTCCACTGCGGTGAATAAGTCCTGCGAGGGCAGAGTGTACGATGGTGAATTTTCCATTGAGCCAATTGACAATGATCTGGAAGATTATATCAAAAAGGGACAGCTTGTGTTTGATAGAAATGATGATGAAATTGAGATTCTAAGTGATATCAATACACACATAACCATCACGGAAGATTGCAACGAATTTTTTTGCGACAATCAGACAATCAGGGTTGTAGACCAGCTTGCAAATGATGATGCACTGCTCTTTAAGACACGGTTCCGTGGGAAGTTCCCAAATGATGATCCAGGGCGGAACAGCTTGAAAAGTGGGCTGTGCGAGATCCGTGAAAAATTACAGAATTTGCGGGCTATTGAGAATTTCAAGCGGGATAATGTCACCGTGGAACAGGGAGAATCAAAGAAATCGGTAGTCGTTAATAATACGGTTGAAGTTGTAAATGCCATGAGTATTATGTACATGACTACAGTAGTGAAATAAGGGGGTGAAGTATAAATGAATAATGTGATGCTTGCAAAGGATTCTATCTCTGCAGCTCTTGCAGAGTGCTACGTGACAATTGGTGAACGTAGATACAATCTGATGACCGCAATCAAGCTTGAAGCGAATTTCAAGAAGAACAAGGCAAAGGTTCCAACTCTTGGCAAGACAGGAAAGGGAAATAAGTCGGTATCATGGGAAGGAACCGGATCTTGTACAATACATTATAATACGAGCATTTTCCGTAAAATGATGCTTGATTTTAAAAACACTGGTGAGGATGTCTATTTCGAAATTCAGATCACGAATGATGATCCATCCAGTGCTGCAGGATCTCAGACAATCACTCTTTTACAGTGCAACATTGACAGTGGAGTGCTTGCGAAATTTGATGCATCTTCTGACTCATATCTGGACGAGGATGTTAGCTTCACATTTGATGATTTTGATATGCCGAAAGAGTTTCAAGAAATTATTGGACTTGCAGCGTAATATTGCCCCTTATGTGTCTGGCATGAGGGGATTTTTTATAGGAAGAAAGGAGACAATGTATGTCAAATTTAAGCAGATTTTTAGCAAAAAACAAAATTAAAAGAGAGAACGGGAAGTATGCACCATCGAAAGCTTTTGTGGACGAAAATGGCAATCCTTTGGAGTTTGAGTTTCGTCCGATTACATCAAAGCGAAATGAAACAATGCGTGAGGGCCATACAAAAGATGTTCCGGTAGTTGGAAAGCCGAATATGTTCCGTCCAAAATTGGATACAACGGCATATATCAATGATCTGATCGCAGAGAGCATTGTTGAACCGGATCTTTACAATAAGGAACTACAGGATTCTTATGGAGTGAAGACACCGGGAGAACTTCTGTATGCCATGATCGACAACCCGGGAGAATACCAGGATCTTTCTGCATGGGTTCAGAAGTTCCAGGGATTTGATACTTTAGAGGATAAGACAGAGCAGGCAAAAAACTAATTGAGGAAGGGGATGCGGAAGCAAACTATGCATATTATGCATTGCACAAGCTCCACATTCTCCCTTCCCAATGGGTTGCTTTAGAAGAGGAGGAAAAGGCTTTTATTATTGCCTGTATAGATATAAGAATTGAAGCGGAAAAGGAAGAGGCAAAGAAAATAGCGAAGGAAGCAGAAGGGCGGTGATGATATGGCTACAATTACAACGGGAATACAGTTGGCAGACAATTTTAGCGCCCCTCTTATGCATATCATCAGTTCTGTGAATATGGCAATTTCTTCGATTTATGATATGGATCAGGCAATGAATGCTGGTGTGAATACGGCATCTTTGGAAGCTGCCCGGAATGAAATTGCACAGGCAACTGTAGCTGCGGAAGAATTCAATCAAACAATGCAACAGGCGAGTAGTCCGATCAATGATAATATTCGAAGGCAGGAACAATTTAATCAGTCATTACAAAACGGTGCAAGTGAATCATCGAATTTAGTTTCGGCAATTAAACGAATGGCAGGGGCGTACCTGAGTATTCAGACGGCTGGAAAAATTTTGGAGATGTCGGATGAGATCACACAGACCACTTCCAGATTAAATATGATGAATGACGGATTGCAGAGTACGGCCGATTTGTACAACATGGTTTATGTGGCTGCAAACGATGCCAGAGGATCATTAGGAGATATGGCAAGTGTAGTTGCCCGATTTGGTAATAATGCGAAAGATGCATTTAGTTCCAGTGCAGAAGTTGTCCAGTTCGCAAATTTAGTCCAAAAGCAGATGACAATTGCGGGAGCGTCTACGCAGGAAGCGGCAAATGCAGAATTGCAGTTATCACAGGCGCTGGGCTCTGGTGTACTTCGAGGTGATGAGTTAAACAGTATTTTTGAACAGGCACCGAATCTGATTCAGAATATTGCAGATTATCTTGATGTCCCGATAGGTAAGATTCGAAGTATGGCACAAGATGGGGAACTGTCGGCAGATGTTGTGAAACAAGCAGTATTTGCGGCAACAGATGAGATAAATGCTAATTTTGAAAATATGCCAATGACATGGGGGCAAATGTGGACGGTATTTCAAAATAATGCCACTATGGCATTTCAGCCGGTTCTACAGAGACTTAATGATCTCGCAAATACAGATGGCTTCCAAACGTTTACAACGAATGCAATAAATGACCTTGCAGTGGTAGCCGGTGTGGTTCTTGATATATTTGAAGGAATTGGATCGATAGCTTCATTTGCAACAGAACATTGGGAAACTATAGGTCCTATTCTCGGAGTAGCTGCAGCAGCACTTATTGCTTATAATGTTGCACTTGGAGCTTATAATGGAATGCAAATAATTGCTAATGTTCAAAAAGCAATATCAACAGCACAGGAATATGCCAATGCTAAAGCGGTATTGGCAAATACAGCAGCATATTCTGCTCAAACGGTCAAAACAGCAGAAGCGACTGTTGCACAAGCTGGATTTAATACGATGTTACTTGCATGTCCATTAACTTGGATTGTTGTTGGAATAATGGCTGCTGTTACAGCATTGATTATTCTTGCAAATCATTTTTCGGGCACTGGACATATTGCCCAAAGTACATTTGGTGCAATTTGCGGAGGAATCAATGTTGTTATCCAGTATTTTAAAAATTGGGGATTATCAGTTGCAGATATTTTTATTGGAATATGGAACGCAGGGGGAGCATGTGCAACCAATGTTGAGATTGCTTTTCACAATGCGATCAGTCATGTACAGGCACTCTGGTACAACATGCTGTCTACAGCACTTACGGTAGTATCTGGCATTTGTTCGGCATTGAATAAACTTCCTTTTGTAAACTTTGACTATTCTGGAATTACGGGTGCAGCAGATAATTATGCATCAAAAGCGGCTGCAGCTGCCGGGAATACAAAAGATTATGCCAGCGTGCCGGTTGCATTTAGTAAAGGAGTAAAGACGTATGACACTTACCAGAAAGGATGGGTCAAGGATGCATATACTGCAGGGGCGGCATGGGGAGATGGTGTAACCAGTAAAATAAAGAATGCCATATCTTCTAATGCTACCAATACTCCAAACACGAATAATTATCCAAATGCGCTTGCGTCCAGTAACGTAGCAACAGCGACAGCGGCAAATACGGCAGACACTGCAAAGAATACAGCTAAAACAGCCAATACACTATCCGCATCCAGTGAAGATCTGAAGTATTTAAGAGATATCGCTGATCGCGAGTACGTGAATAAATTTACAACAGCACAGATCAAGGTTGAGATGATCAACCACAACAACGTAAATAATGACATGGATTTAGATGGAATGGCAGAGCATTTGCGTAGCAAAATTGAGGAAGAAATGAATGCAGCAGCGGAAGGAGAACACTAAAGATGTATGAATTATATATTGATGGGGTTCTTTTTCCGGTGACCCCAGGATCTCTTAACATCAAGACCAATAACAAAAATAAGACCATAACTCTCATAAATGAGGGAGAGGTTAACTACATTAAGTCTCCGGGATTGTCTGATATTACAATCCCGGAGCTTTTATTGCCAATCCATAAATATCCTTTTTCACAAGAAAAAGCAAAAGTGGGGGCTGCATATTATCTTTCCAAATTAGAAAAATGGAAAAATCAGAAGAAACCAGTTGTATTTAAACTCCTACGCTATGAAGTTTCTCAAAAACATCTCATTGAAGATATTACAACAGACGTGACCATCGAAGATTATGAAATCATGGAAGATGTGGATAAATACGGATCAGATGTGTGCGTAAAGCTTAACATGAAGCAGTATCGTCATTGGGGAGCAAAGAAACTTGTAATTAAAAGCAAAAAGACAAAATCCGGAAAAAAGAAAACGGTTGCTACGGTTAAAAAACAACGGAAGAAAACGAAAGCTATAGCTAAAAGTTACAAGATAAAATCTGGTGATACGCTTATGAAAATTGCAAAGAAACAGATGAATAATGCATCTGCATGGAAGAAAATCTATCAGTTAAATCAGAAAACGATTGAAAATGCAGCGCGTAAGCATGGACGCAAATCTTCATCAAATGGAGCCTATATTTATGCTGGCACAGTTTTAAAGCTTCCGGGAGGTGGTAGCTGATGAAGGATATTGTTGATGTAGCTATTAGTGAGATCGGATACCGGGAGCAGGGCAACAACAGAACAAAATACGGAGAATATACAGGGGCGAATGGTGCTGCATGGTGCCATTCGTTTGTTTCCTGGTGTGCACACGAGGCTGGAGTATCGACTTCGGTTGTTCCGAAAACAGCATCTACAACCTATGGGATGCAGTGGTTTAAAAAGCGTGGGCAGTTCAAATATAAAGGCAAATATACCCCGAAGAGATGTGACATTGTTTATTTTAAAACAGGCCGCAGCCATGTAGGAATTGTTGAAAGTGTTAGTGGTGGCCAGTTACATACTATTGAAGGAAATACATCCGATAAGGTAGCGCGGCGGGCATATTCTTTGAATAATGCCACAATTACCGGTTATGGCACGCCAAAGTATGCAAATACTGGAAATAATTCATCCGGTTCTGGTGAAAAAAAGGATTCCAAGAAAGAATTGCAATATCTGCAGAAAATATTATCGCGTCATGAGGCAAAAGCGGAAACAATAAAAGCCGATGAAGCAGAAACGGGAAAAATACCGAATGGCAATGTAATGATTACTGTAAATAATGGGAAAAAGAAATTTACAGTACCAGTGGAAGATGGAGCAAAGGTTGTATGGGAAAGAGACAGCACACCTGGCAAATTCACTTTCACAGCAAAAGTTGAAAAAGGATTTTCCATAGGCATGGGAAATGAAGTTCTTGTCACTGTGGACGCTAAGAAGTTTTTCTATGGCTTTGTTTTCACGAAAGAAGTTAAGAAAGATGGAATGGCGTCGTATACAGTATATGATCAGCTCAGATATTTGAAAAACAAGGAAACGATTGTGTACAAAAAGAAAACAGCCGGCGAGTTGATAAAGATTTTGGCAAAAAGATTTAATTTGCGATGTGGTACGCTTGCAAACACTGGATGGCGAAGGTCAGCCATAGAAGATAATACTACATTATTTGATATTATTCAAAATGCCCTGGATGATACTCTGATAGTAAAGGGAAAGACCTATGTGCTTTATGACGAGGTAGGAAAGCTTCAGCTTACAGATGTAGCAAAAATGAAAGTCAATACATGTTTGGTGGATGCTGAGACCGGACAAGATTATTCCTATAAAACAACCATTGACAGTGATGCGTATAACCAAATAAAGCTTGTATATGAAAACAAGAAAAAAGGAACTTTTGATTTATATGTAACAAAAGATTCAAAAAACATAGGAAAATGGGGAACCTTACAGTATTTGGATAAGATTGACAACCCTGATATTGGAAAGCTTAAATCAAAGGCATTGTTAAAACTGTATGATAAGAAAAAACGTACATTGACCATATCTGGCGTAATTGGAAATGTAAATGTACGTGGCGGTTCTCTGGTTCCGGTCATGTTGGATTTGGGAGATATCACAGTGGCAAACTACATGTTGGTAGAGAAGGTTACGCATACATTTAAAAATTGCGAGTACACAATGGACTTAGTTGTATCTGGAGGTGATTTTAGTGAGTGATAGCTTGGTGCAGTTAATTAAGAAAATTGCAATGGATGCCGTAAGATCAGCAAAAATGAGTGATTATAAGATTGGTACAGTTTCAGGTGTGTCTCCACTTATAATTAAGATGTCAAATGATTTGGAAATTGATGAAGATTTTTTGCATTTGAGTAGAAATGTCACTGATTATGAAGTTGAGATAAAAAGTGGGGATGTTATTCAAAGAAGAACTGTACGGAATAGTCTTAAAGTTGGAGAAAAGGTGCTTATGCTTCGAAAAAGCGGCGGGCAGGAATACATAATTATAGACAGGGTGGTGAACTGATGGTTCCAATTAATTATGAAGATGATGACGAAGAACAGGATACAGGATTTGAGGTGGAGAGTGATCCATCGCTTACATATGCAATGCAGATAGGAGCAACGGAGAGTGATCCAAGCATTTTTCTCGGCAAAACAGACGGAGAAGATGCGAACCGGCAGGCAATCATGAAGATTCTAAATACAGAGCGGTATAAAAATGAGATTTATTCATGGGACTATGGTGTAGAACTTGCAGATTTACGGGGGATGCCGCTGCCCTATGTTATGTCAGAACTGCCACTGAGGATTACCGATGCCATTACGTCTGACGACCGTTTTGATTCCTGTACAGATTTTGAAATGGAACCGGCTGGAAAGAAAGCCCTGCATGTTACATTTTCTGTAATTACAGCAGAAGGCGATAAAGTAAGCGGATTGGAAACGGAGGTGGGATATTAGTGTTTGAGAATAAGGATTTTGATTCCATCATGGAAGAAATGCTTTCGCAGGTGAGTGATAAGCTGGACAAGCGTGAAGGATCTGTGATCTATGATGCGATTGCTCCGATGGCTATGGAGCTTGCGCAAGCGTACATAGACATGGATATGATTGTGAATGAAGTATACGCAGATACAGCATCCTACTATTATTTAATCAAACGAGCAGCAGAAAACGGAATTTATCCAAAGGAAGAAACAAATGCGATATGTAAAATGGTGGTAAAACCGTCAGATACAGATATTTCCATTGGTGATCGTTTTAATCTCGGAGATTTGAACTATGAGGTAACATCTGTAATGGATGAAGCAACCGGAGAGTACCAGGTAACATGTGAGACTGCCGGTATTGTTGGAAACCAGCAGCTGGGAACATTGCTTACGATTGAAACAAAGAATGATCTGAATGATATGGAATCAGCGGAACTTACAGAGGTTTTGATCCCCGGCGAGGATGAGGAAGATGTGGAAGATTTCCGTGAACGTTATTACGAGGGATTTTCTAGTACAAGCTTTTGTGGCAACAATCCGGATTATAAGGAACGTGTATCGGCCATTGATGGAGTTGGTGCATGCAAAGTTATCCGGATGTGGGAAAAAGGATATGATCCGGCAAAGTTTATTCCTGTTACAGCAGTTACGGAGTGGATTGGAAAGCAGTCTGCGGAAACCGTTGGAACGGAAGTATTTGCATGGTTGAAAGCGGTACATGATGCTGCAAAAAATAAACTTCTTACAGTGGGTGGCACTGTTCGAGTGTATATCATATCATCAGAGCTTAAAGCTCCATCAGCTACATTAGTGAAGAAAGTACAAAATGATGTAGATCCGGATGATAAGACAGGAGATGGATATGGTCTGGCACCTATTGGGCATGTGGTAAAGGTTATGGGAGTGAAAGAAGTTCCTGTTGCTGTGGCGGTTACCGCGGTTTATAAGAATGGATATTCATTTGAATCCTTAAAATCCGATATAAAGTCGACAATAGATGGGTATTTTACAGAACTTTCTGCTGATTGGAGTAATGAAGATAACCTGGTGGTGCGCAAGAGCCAGATTGAATCTCGGTTATTATTGATTGATGGAATATTGGATATTACAGATGTGAAACTGAATGGTGCATCTGAAAATGTAACATTGGATGAGGATGCAATCCCGGTAAGGGGTGATGTGAGTGGTTAAAAAAATGATTGATTATCTGCCACCGTTTATGCAGCAGTTTGAAGAAATGAAGCAATTGATGCAGAGCGAGGATAAACAGGTGGCGGCTCTTAACATGGATACCACTAAAATATTACGAAATGCATTTATAGAAACTTCGGATGTAGAAGGGATTGAGCGGTTCGAAAGAATCTTACATATCATTCCGGGCGCGGGTGAAAATTTGGAACTCCGCCGGTCGCGTGTGTCGCTGCGGTGGAATGAGCGGATACCGTACACACATCCGACACTTGTAAAATGTTTAAATGCCAGCCTAGGAGAAAACAATTATGATCTGTATTCAGATGAGGAGCATTATTACATACTTGTGCATCTGAAATTGAATGTAGCGGATCGTGTTGGAGTTGTCGAAGAACTGATCCGGCGTATGTCACCAGAGGATATATGCTACAAAGTGCTTCTTATTTATAATACACATGCGGTTTTGCATAAATTTACGCATGCACAGTTACATAGCTATACGCACAGGCAATTGAAAGAGGAGGTTTTGCCATGACAAAAACAAAATACTATGATCTGCAGATGGATGATCCACAGGATGATTACGATGTGGATGTTGTGAATGCCAATCTGAAAAAGATTGATGAACAGATGAAAACAAGGGAAAATGCAACAGATGCATTACAGGAGCCGGAGTTTACAGTAGCAGCAAAAAGAGAAAACATAGCATCCAAGGAGAAAATGCCGAAGATTCTTGGAAAGATTGCAAAGTTTTTTGCAGATTTAAAGACGGTTGCATTTTCGGGGAAATACAATGACCTGGATGGAAAACCGGCAATAGTGAACAACAATACCACCACAGAACCCGGGAGTGCATTAGACGCGCGGCAGGCGAATCCGAACATAGAGGGGACGATGGCTGCAAGTATTGCGCAAATAAACAGCAATTTAAATAATGTTACAAAAATTTATGGCAGCATCAAAGCTGGAGAAAATCTAAAAATGAGGGATGGAACATTATTTAACGCAGTATATATATTTGGAAAATTGGTTATGATTTCTTTCTCTATATATACAACAGGCGATCTTCAAACCGGACAAATATTAGCAGAATTACCAGAGTCGTTGCAGTTTAAAATTGAATGGAATAACCTTACTGGTGCAATGTTGTCAACCGATTATTGTCCATTTGTTTTTTCGGATAATAGCAAATACATTTATATCCGAATAGATAAAACAACTGTCCATGCTAATGAAGAAATCCGCGTTTGGGGTATTGGATTTCTAATATAATTGTGCAAACTATTTAATAACTGGATAACAAAAACTTCCGAAGAATTCGTGGCAGTCTTCAGCTTTGTGACAGCAAATGGCGTTGGTATTTACATCAATATACATAAATATTCCACTTCCAGTGCCGCCAGCATAGTTTTCGCCTAACGTTCCAGCGCACATGGCAGCATAAGGTAAATTTTTGGCAATTGGAGCACTTGTTAGTTTTCCGGATTTACAACTTATAAACCATATCTGTACAATACAGATACCGCCACGAATAGTATAATAAACAGTTCCAGAAAAAGGATCTTCAACATGTACTGCAATAATTTCACTATTTAAATTGCTGTTTGATTTTAATTGTAACTCGTAAATTTGATTAAGAAAGAAGGAAAAATATGAAATTAAAGACAAAAAAGAGCATTTATAACATAGTAGATGCTAACCACAAAGAAGGAAAACTACATATTGTATTTAATAATGAAGAAACCTGTGAAAAATTGCAGACCATTTTTTCTGACAAGAATAGCCTTTCGAGATTAGAGATCTATTCAGACGAGGATGTATTGACATCTGTGATTCCTGGATATGTTGTCCTTGAAAAAATAGAGCTGCAGGGAGAAGAAAAGACGGTTATCCTTGCAAAAGAAGTAGATGATACAGAGATGCGTATTACGGCAGTATCTGTGGATTTAGAGGAAAATGTGGTAAAAACAGAAGAAAACACAGATAGCATCGAAAAACAGAGAGCAGATATTGATTATATGGCGATGCAGATGGAGGTGAGTCTGGATGAGTAAGTTTGAAAAAGTGAAAGAGTATTACGACCGTGGTCTGTGGAGTAAAAAACGTGTGCATAATGCCGTTGGAAAGTGGATCACAGAAGAAGAATACAAAAAAATTACTGGCGAGGAATATGTTGCCGAAGTATAAGAACTCTGTTCTATAATGGAAAGAAACATTATAGAATAAGGAGAACAACGATGGAAGAAAAGTTTCGCACAGAGTTACTGGCAATATTATATAAGAAGATGGGGAAAGAGCAGATAAGCGAGGTAGATATGGCATTATCTGCTCTTTTTTGCAGGTATAATGTGGTGGAACAGTGTACAGATTTGGTGCCGGTTAATGAGCAGGGAAATGAGAAAATCCTTAAAACCTATATAGCATCTATGCGGTTGGAAGGGCATTCAGATCGCACTTTGGATCAATACAGAGACGCTGTTGTGAAACTTCTCGTGGATATTCCAAAAAATTTCGCAGATATTCGAACAAATGATATTCGTTTTCACCTTGCTAAGTATCAGAGTACGCACAAAGTGAGCTCCGTAACGGTAGATAATAAGCGGCGATTTCTGTCTACGTTTTTTGCATGGTTGACAGCAGAAGAGATTATTTCTAAGAATCCAATGTTGCGAATCAAGCGCATCAAACAGAAAAAAGTAGATAAGAAGCCATTTTCTGCTGCGGAAATGGAGAAAATCAGGGACTGCCTGAAGACTTCGAGAGAAAAGGCACTGGTGGAGTTTATGCTTTCCACAGGTTGTCGTGTTTCAGAAGTGGCTCATTTACGCATGGAAAATATAGATTTCCGAACAGGAGAGTGCACAGTACTGGGAAAGGGGAATAAAGAACGTACCGTATATATAAGTGATAATGCAATGTAT